ACGCTACCCACCGAGGAGCGGTGGAACGCGAGCATCATGTCGGCAGTGAACGTACCGCCGTAGGTGTTGTTGGTCCCGACGTCTTCAGCAACCACGCCCGAGGGCATATGGTTCGTGGAGAAGATGTTGAATCCAGCAATCTTGCTGACGGCAGTGCCCATCGTGATGTCGCCGTTGGAACCCTTGGCGACTTCCGCCCGGATGAACGGAGAATCGGGGGCCGTGAGAGCGCCGTAGTAGTGCGCGGGAGTCATGGCGATGTAGATCTCGCCCATCGGGATGTTGCGGTCCGCGAGGCGGGCAGCAGCAGTACCAATGGCCTGGACCACCGCCTCGGCGTTAGCCTTGGTCGAGAAGTCGAGACCAGCGCCGCCGATGTTGACGGTGCCGCCCGGATCCACGTTCGTGTCCGTGGGCTGGTTCAGCAGCGAGGCGGTGTCCTGAGACGCGAGGTAGATGAGCTGAAGGAGCTGCTGGTCCCGCTTACGCGCGATAGCTGCACCCTGCTCGGAGGCCAGACGTTCGGCGCTTTCCCAGTGGTTTACCATGGAGTCCCAGTCGTCGGTCAGACGAGCGGAGACGAGCGGGCGATCCAGGTAGATGATGCGCTCGCTGTTCTCGATGGCGTTGAGGAAGCCGTTCGCCGGGTCCAGGATGTCCTGGCCTCGGGCGTGGTAGCTTGCCTCGGCGCGACCGACAACAGGGAAGGTGAAGCTGCGACCCGACCCGATGGTCTGGACGTCAACTTTGCCCTCCATCATGGTCTGGGTCTCGAAGGTGTGCAGGACTCGGCCTGCGTACATCTTCAGGAAGAGAGCCTCGGCGTCACCAGAAAGGTTCTGCTGGCCGAGGAGGTTCGGGCTGGAGTTAGCCATAATTCGTGGAGTCTAAGAGTGGGAGAGAGAGAGGGATGAATGGGGTTGAGCCGCATCCAGATACTTTCCCTTCGCGTCCTCACTGGAGTCGCTCGTAAGCGCAGTGCTGCTACGGGTTTTCTCGGGGATTCGTGCTCAGTCGAATCAGGCGTCAGCCGCGATGTCGAGGCGAACGTCATAAAGCACAATGCCTTCACCGGACTCGAGGTCGACAGCGACCTCAACGGCGACGGCACCAAGCGACTCAAGGTCCGTGGGGCGGACGGCAACGAAGACGTACTCTGCGGAGTCGCAGAAGTCGACAACACCGCCCCAGGTGTCGATGGCGTCAGAGACAGCCGTTCCATCGCGCGAGATCTCGACGGCAACGCCGGGGAGCCAGTTGGTATCACCAGCCGTACGGAAGCCAACGGTGAACGTGGTCGCGTCGGTGGTGCTCTTCTTCTTGTACGCGAAGCGGAGCACAGGGTCACTGGAGGCGGTGAAGTCCGCGCCAGCGTTCGAGGAGATCGTCAGGGCCGCGTTGGTGCGGTCCACCTTGACGGCTCGGTTCGTGATGAGCTGGGCCTCAAGGGCGTTGCTCGGGTCGAGGGGGGTAGCCATTTATAGCAGGGGGTAGGAGAATGTCCGCGGTATCACGCGGCGGGGGGTGCTTGGCGCAGCCTTCGGGCCACACCAGTGCTTGCAGGAACGCTGATCCCGCCGAGAAGTCCGGCGAGCAGCAGGTCGATGATGGGGTTGCCAGTCAGGGGGCTGCTCTGGGCAACCGCCGTCATGGCCGCGGTACGATCCTTGACCGTGTCCACGATGTCCTTGGCCGAAGCCTTGGAGTCAGAGAGCAGGAGGTCGATAGCCTTCTGGGCCTCGACCTGGACCGTGGCAAGTGCCTCGTCTCGCTCGGCCACAGAACGAGACTCGTCTTCAAGGATCTCAAGGATCTCCTCTTGACGGTCAGCCTCGACCTGTTGGAAGCGGACAAGAGCTTCCCGCTGAACACCAGCGAGAGCCTCGATGTCACCGGGCATGACGCAGGAGACGACGGAGAGGGCAAGGATGGGGATGAGGGTGAGACGGATCATTTGGTACTCCCGTTGATGATGCCCATGGAGATCGAGCGGTCGAGCTTTCGCATTACGAGGTCGCGGTAGGATTGGTCGCTCATACGCTTCGTGTCCGCCAACGCCTCGTTGAAGTCGCTCTCGGTCTCGAAGTATGAGCCAGCGTCACTCGCAACCGTCGAAGCCTGGACCATCGTCTGCCCCGCCCCGCTCTGGGCGATGAGGGACTTGAGGGCCATCGAGGAGATCTCGATGTCAGTCGACGCGAGCTGCTGGTTGACGTTGGCCTTCTGGGCTTCCGTCAGGTTGTCCGCCGCCCACTGGAGGGCCTGCTGTGCGAGCTCCTGCCCGCCGGCTTCCTGGACGACCTTGTTGGTCCGGTTCTCTGCGGCGACGACTTCGGCAGCTAAGAGACGGTCAGCAACTGAGCGGCTGTGACCGTTGGCCTCGAACTCCGCGTAGTGCTCCTCGGTGAACTGCCCACCATTCGCGACGACTTCGCCGACGATGCGGTCGTAGTCCTTCTCGAAGAAGTCATCTACAGACCGTTGGGCTGGAACATCTTCCACCTTGAGGTCCATCTGGACCGGAGTGCTCTCCTCCGTGCCCGCTTCTGACGCGGGGACATCAGCGGGATGCTGTTCTTGTACGGGAGCTTCTTGGACTTGCGACTCTTCTTCGGGCTCGGAAGACTCAATTTCTACGGTGGTCATCAGGTGAGATAGGCAGAGGGAACGGTCGCGGTTTCAATCGCGAGACCGCGGTCAATGAAGGATGTGTAGTAGTTGTCCGCGAGCTCATACCCGATCCGGAGTCCACCCTCAGCACTGAAGTGGTAGTTGTCCTTCCCGGTGTGGCGCTCGGAGATGTTCGTCGGCTGGATCGAGAAGCTGGTGCGGTAGTCGGATCCTTCGAGGGCTGCGGCGATCGAGTTCTGACCCACCATCTGCCATCGCGAGGAGCCGTTCTCGGACTCACCGAGCTCGGGGGTCTTCACGGGGTTCATCACCATGACAGGAATGTTCGTAACAGAACACGCGGTCTCGACTGCGTCGATAAGGTCGACCACCTCTTGGCCGTACTGCTGGGCCGGTCGGTTGTTGGAGCCGTTGTCGGCGAAGATCGGGGAGGTGGACTTGTTGTAGTCCGTACGGCACTCGGTGCCACCGGTCATGATGATGATGCCAGCGAGCCAAGCGTTGTCGCCATCCGTGGTGATGATCTCGTTCAGGGCAGGCTTCAGGTACATATCGTGGAACTGCTCCCACAAGGTGACCTGGATGGCCGGGTTCTCATCCTTCGAGGCGAGGGCGTTGGCCGACCAAGACAGGCGGCGGAAGGCTGCTGCTGCCTCAACGATGGCTGCGCCACTCTGCGCGGAGATGACGAACTTCGGGACGCACGGACCGCCGTCGGCGTCCTTGAAGACACCGTTGTAGACCATGTACTGGTTGAATCCGTAGAGCGCGTTGGTGTCCCGGATGAACCCGTTGGTGTGCTGGTTGAACGAGTAGCCGTCGACGGGGGCAGCACGCTCAGACTGGAGGCCGTGGGTGAACGGACCAGCCGCGGAGAACGTGGCAGCTCCGAACCCAAAGGCGGAACCAGACTGCGCCAGGGACGCTCGGGGTCGGCAAGCACCAGTGGCCCAGTTGAACCCGGAGGTGCCGGTGGTCTGGTAGGTGCGTCCCTGCTTGTCGGCGGCGGTGCCGAGCTTGCTGTACGTCGGGGACTGCACCCAGTACGATTCCCAATCACTACCGCTGCCGGGCTGGGTGACAGCCGTGGTCGAGCCAGCGTGCTCCTTGATGCAGTAGTATTGGTTCGTGGGTCCGGTGCCACCGTTGGCGACCGAATCACCAGGAGAGAAGCCGGTGTCCGCCCAGGGCGCTGCCTCGACCTGATACGTGAACTGGTCCCAGACCTGGAAGAGTGCTCCGGCGTCGGGGAGAGCTGCCGTGAGGTTCGGGTTGAAGGTCCGCTGGAAGTTCCTACAATGGTAGCGGTAGTCCTCGCTGACGAACTGGTCTTCGCCGTCGTGCGCGTTGGTGGTCCCCATCGCGAAGGAGTCACCGATCACGAGGAACACGGGCACGTTGTCGTTGCTCGTGGCGAACCTGACGGAGCCGTCCGAGGTTGAGGTGAGGTTGACTGAAGTCATGGGGTCACTGAGAGGGTTGGGCCGCTTGGCTCATGGCGTTGACGGCGTTCGGTGCGGCCCTCTCTGCGAGAGCCATCATCTGCGCTTGCTGCTGGTCGGCAGCAATTTCTTCGGCAGATTTGAGGAGAGTGTCGGCGTCCAAGCCGACGGAGGTGAAGATGGAGAGAAGGGTCGCACGCTCATCCAGCGCACGCATGACGGACTCCGGGCCGAGCACCTGCTGTGCAATGGCTCCGGCTTGAAGGAGTTTGTTGGCTGTCTGTCCACGACTGATGGCGTCGAGACCCGTGATGATGATCGGCTCCACTTCCTTCGGGAGCTCGGGAACATCCTTACGTGCGAGGACCTTGCTCAACAGGAAGTCCACGATGGGACGCTGGACAGCGGAGGCGAGGGAACTGTAGACACCGCCGAGACCATCCTCGAGCTCCTGGATGACCGACCGAACCTCTTCGGCTGTCACGCGCTCCGCTTGACGCTGATGCGCCATGAGGAATGCAAGCTGGAGTCGGCTCTCGATGGTGACGGCACGGCGCTCGGCCACGCTGAGGTCCGCGTGCTTGTCGAGCCTGAACGCTGAGACGTCCTCTGCCTGACCCTGACGCACCGCCCCGTTCGGAGCCGTGGCAACAGTCCGCGGGGTGATCGCGGCACCGGGCCGTACCAGGAGGAGGGTCTTGGCTGCAACCAACGCACTCTCCGTGATGGACCTCGAG